GGTCGATCTCTTTTCCTGGTGTGGGTGATAAAACATTTTACAGTGCGCTTCGCAGTAGACGTGCGATGGTACCTTCGGTTCACCGCACACCATCGGAAGTCCCCAGTCGCCGCGATTGTCCAGCAACGCCTTGCACCCTGTGTTGTCCATATACTGGACCCCGACGGAGTGCTTGGGCTTCCTTGCCATAACAGTCTTAACCCTTGGTCGCGCGCGCCGTTTTGGTTCTAGTCTGACCAGCGTTTGTCGTGGCACGAAGGCAGAGCGAGACAGTCTGTGCCTGCGGCCAGAGACTGCATTGCGACTCACAGGGTATCCCGCAGCGCGCAATCCGTCAGCGATAGCACCGAGGGTGCAACCCTCGCCCCACAGCTTTATTAGGAGTGCGTCAGCCTCTGCGGTCCATTCGATCATTTGCGCTTTGACCCAAAGATGTCGGGCCTGATCTTCTCCGGTTTCATGCGCAATAGCTTGCCGACCGAGATGACGTGGTGCGCAGGCACCCGATTCCAACTCGATACGTTTTGGTGGGTGACATCCAGAGCCCGCGCGACATCGGCTGCGAATCCAGGCTTCGCGAAAATCTTCCGCATCACCTCGTCGCGCTGGTCATCCCGGTTCGTGGTCCGCGCCATCGACCACCCTCGCCTACGTTTGTGTGGCAAGATGTTTATAGGCGTTGTCATCTTTCTCTTTCTCATCTGTTTTGTTGCCCGATACAATAGGAGCTTGCAAACACAAAGGCCAGCCGCTAGGTTTCGATTCGATCAGTTAGCGGATTGTCTGGTTGTGTAGCAAGTGCGTGTTGTGTTGCGTACCGTTGGCTGATCGCGCGGTGCCGTTTCACTTACTGGGGGAGCGGCTCGTGCGGGGAGCGGATGGCTGTCACCGTCCGCTCCCACCTTTATCACAGACTCAAAGGGAGCAGCATCGTGGAAGTAAAAAAGTGGGACGGTGAGCCGATCAAAATACCGGGGTGGTATTCCGGAATCCCGATTGAAAGATATCACTCTCCGAAACTATGCGACGGCCCCGCTGTCTCATCGACCGACCTGCGCACCTGCTATCACAAGTCGCCAGCGCACATGTTCGCGCGTTGGGCAGAGAACGAGGACCGGGAGCAGCACGAGATGACGCGCGCGCAGACTCTCGGCGCGGCGGCGCACCACCTTCTGCTCGGCGAGGATGGCTTCAAGCTCAAGTTCGTCGCGCAGCCAGAACAATATCGCGACAAAAAGACCGCCGAGTGGAAGCCGTGGACGTATCAAGCAACCGTCTGCAAGGACTGGCGCGAGAAACAGGTGTCCGCTGGACGCATCATCGTCACCGTCAAGGAGTTGAAGGCCATCGTGCAGATGGCGAAGTCGCTGACGCTTGAACCGCTGGTGAAGGAGGGCCTGCTGTCCGGTCACATCGAGTGCAGCGGATTCTTCAAAGACAAGCAGACCGGACTCTGGATCAAGGTGAGGCCCGACGTTGTGCCGATGGGTGGCGAGTTCGTGGACCTGAAGACCGCGAGCGAGGTTACGACGCCCGCGCTGATGTATTCAGTCCGCAGCTACGGCTACAACATGCAAGCCGCGTTGATCTGGGAGGCGTGCGAGGCGCTCGATCAACCCTTCGAGTCCTTCATGCTGCTGTTTATCGAAACCTCAGCGCCGTTCTGCGCGCGCGTGGTGCCGATGCCAGACGAGGATATGGGGCTCGGTCGCGAGCAGAACCGCCTCGCCATCCGCAAGGTCAAGGCGAGCATCGACGCCGGTCATTGGCCGGGGCCGGGCGAAGGCGATCTGACTTCGCTGGGGTTGTCGAAGGATGAGCGCGTTCGCATCCGTGAGAGGCTATCGATGGAGGGGGTGTCGGCATGAACACGCCAAAAATACCGACCGACATGCGCGACATGCTCATGTCCAGCGGACTGTCCTGGCACATCGAAACAGGCGGCAGCCACTTCAAGCTGATCATCGGCAACAGGTTCGCAACGATCCTGCCGAAAGCTCCGCGCGTTCGCATGCAGATCAGCGCCAAGCACCGCAACGCGATGGCTCACATTCGCCGCGCGATCCGGGAGCAACGAGCATGACGCCAAAGCAGAAACGTTTTCTTGCTGCCATAAAGAAAGCGGCGCGCTTTGAGCAGCAGCGCACCAATACGATTGGGAAGACCGGCAGATGGTACTTCGACCATGTCGGCGTTCACTATTACCCGGTGTGCGGTCGCTACACGTTCTTCCTGTTCGGTAAGCCGATCTCGCAACGCGAACTCGTGTTGTGGATGACCTCGCCGTTTTAACCAAAGGAGCATGAAGATGGACGCAGCAGAGATCGAAAAGAAGGTTGACCGCGTCATCGCTGGCGCTGTTGTCGTCAGCGACGAGATCGGCGGCGTGAAGTTCTCCTCGATGGTCGAGGTGATGGAGTTCGCCAAGCTGATGGCTGTATCAGGCGCTGCGGTGCCAGCGCATCTGCGGGCTAATCCTGGCGCGTGCCTCGGCATCGTTGTGCAGGCGCTGGAGTGGCGGATGTCACCGTTCGCTGTGGCGAACAAAAGCTACATCGCAAACGACCGCACCGCATACGAGAGCCAGTTGATCCACGCCATCGTCGAGGCGCGTGCGCCGCTGGCCGGTCGCCTGCGCTACACGATCTTCGGCGAGGGCGACGAGCGGCGCTGCCGGGTGGTGGGCAAGTTCAAGGGCGAGGCCGAGCCGCACATCTACGTTTCCGAAACGCTCGGCAAGTTGCGTGACGCGCGCGGTCGCAATGATCGCGGCACCGTCAAGGGCTCACCGCTGTGGGAGGCGCAACCGGAAGTGCAGTTGTTCTACTCCGCATCCCGGACGTGGGCGCGGCTGTACTGCCCCGACGTGATCCTGGGAATCTACGCGGTCGATGAACTGCCGGACAACGAGCCGGTGGATGTCACGCCAATCCCCAGCAAGTCGGACGAGTATGTGCAGAGACTTCGCGCCAACAGGGCCGCGAGCGTCAACACAGGCTTCGACGCCGACAAGGTGATGCGGACAATCATGGAGGGCGAGGTCAATTCCGACAACGCCAAGGAGGAGAAGAAGGATGGAGAATCTACCAAAGGGCGCGACGCTAAACCTGTCGATGAAGGACAGCGGAAAGACGACGATGGACGGCCAGTTCTCGATAGAGACGCGCGAGGACTCGGTGCTGTTGGCGACGAAAATCCGGTCGATGGGTCGCAGCCTGCCGGGGGAGTCGCGGGCCAAGAAGGTGGTGCGCAAGGCGATCTCCTCTCGGAGAAGGCCGCGAAGCCAAAGGGCAAGCGCAAATAATGCTGAGGCAGCGGCAGCCACGTCAGACTGACAATGGCTACTTGCGGTGGCTGCGCACGCAACGCTGCGCGTGCGGCTGCAATCAACCGCCGCCATGTGACGCCGCGCATCTTCGTGCGGCGTCACACAAGCACGCCAAGCCCATGACCGGCATGGGAAGAAAGCCGGATGACCGATGGGCGTTGCCGTTGAAGCACGCTCACCACCTACGCCAGCACGCCTACGGCAACGAGGTGGAGTGGTGGTCGCTGCAGGGGGTGAGCGATCCGTTCGAGTTATGCCGACAATATTACTTCCGTTATCAAAAGCTCAAACAAGGAGGCCTGTTATGAAGGAAGCAGTACATAAACTTGAAACGCTGATGTTCGAGGTGCCGGTCCTGCAGACGGACATCGATGAGTCCGACTGTCTCGCGCCGCACAAGTGCATGATCAAGGTCGCGATGGAGCGCACGCTGCGCAAGATGAGCAGATCAGCGAACCATCACACCCGCGTCGATGCCGGTCACGCCACGTTCCACTGGAAGGGCTATCGCTACGTCGCCGACATGCCGAAGATCGGCAAGGCCAACCTGATCAAGTTCGACCGGGAAGACAAAGCGCGCAAGAAGGCCAAGAAGGCTGGCGAGGATTTTGTCTCCTCCGTCAAGCCGTTCACGCTGAGGTTCAAGGCGCGCAAGAGTAGCAAGCTGCCGGTGAACACGGCGGCACGGCGCGAGCAAGTCAACAAGGCGCGCCGCCTGCGCGTGGCCAGTGGCGAGAAGCCGAGGCGTTACACGCTGCGTCACCGCATCCAAGGCTTCGCGTAACACACAACCAAAAAGGAGCTAGACGAATGATAGATAGAACAGATGCCGCACGTCCGCTGAGATCGGTGGACCTCGATTCCCTCGAACAGGATGTGCAGACCGCGCTGAGGCGTCAGCATGTCCTGGAGCCCATCGGGATGCCCGTCACCGAGGCGGACATCGGACGGCTTTCCGCCGAGGCGGTGCTGGCTCAATATGAGGCCGCAGCGAGAAGTGTTGAAACGATGGGAGATGAAATGAAAAACTGCGCCTCCAAGCTGGAGGTGGCGATGCGCGAGTCTGACGCCGCAATGAAAGCCGTCGCAGAACTCGCCGCAGCGATCCGCGAGAAGGGCAAGCTGCATCAGGTCCAAGTCGAGCAGGCAACTTTAATGGCGAAGGACATCACAGATGCTTGCACTGAGTTCAGACGGAAGGTCGGGGCTTGAGTTGTTTCGCACGCATGGTGGACATCTACCACTTGCGATAGGGGCAGCGGCGATGGTGGCAACGCTGTTCGCGTTCGCCGCCAGCCGCGAGTCTCCACCGGGGCCGGGGTTCGTGGAGCGATGGGAGCCGGTGCCGATGCGGGCCGTGGTGCCATCGAAACAGGTTCGGACTCTCACCTTCGTGCCGACAGCGTCAGCCGTCCCGTTGCTGCCAGAGATCGAGGGCTTCGTGCAATTGCCGATACCGCCCAAGATGCAAGACAAGGCACCGCCGCTGCCGCCGCAGCCACCGGCACGAATCGTCCAAGACGATCCGCCGCCCCGCGCACCAGCGGAGAGGTTGACGCGATCCAACTCGCGCGCAGAACTGAAGGGGCCGGACATTTGCCGTGGCAAGGGGCGCATCACCACGCGCGGCGGCAAGTCGTGGAGGTGTCGGCGATGAACGAGAGCGCACATAGCATCATATGGAATCTGGCGCAGATCAGGGAATTGGTGAACGAGTTCGAGGGCAGATATCTCCCCGTCTTCGCCGTCGGTGCCATCGAGGGTTACTGCAACAACATCACCAGAATCGCCATGCGTCTGGAGCGGCCCGAAGACTGGAGCAAGCAATGAGCGACAACCAAACCAGATCGATGATTCCACCTGAGAAGGAGCGGGTGGAGAAGATGTACCTCGTCGTGCATGAGGCCGTGCGCCGACTGAAGATGGGGGAGGAGGGTTACATCATCTGCACAGAGTTCAGTGTTGACTCCGTGCGCTCTTATTTGTGGGCCTACGCCTTCCACAAGAAGAAATGGTTCGACACCGAGTATGACGCCACCAACAAAATCTTGACCGCCACGCGCGCACCAGCGCCACCGTGGGATGACCAAGATTCAGACGACGACCAGGATGAAGAGCTATGAACGGCGTCGATAAGATCGTCGCCGATCTTGCGTGGCGCGGACCAAACGGCAAGGCGATGGGCCACATTGTGCTGACGCGCACGCAAGCGGAACAGGTGATGTACTATCTTAATCACTGGCAAAAAATTGCCTCGCAGGGCATCGCGATAGAACACGAATTGCGAAAGGAATTAGCCGATGTCCGACACACCTAAGCCGCCGCCGGAACCTGTTCGCGACCTGATCAATTCGATAGCCTTCGCGATGGATCAGATTCTGAATGGCAAGGGCGTCGAGAATGACGCCAGCATGCGCAAGAACGGGTTCGTGCTGCTGATCTATCCGTTCGGGTTCAACGATGGACGTGCCAACATCATCACGAACGGTGCCTCGCATACCGAGATGGTCGAATTTCTCCGCACGCAGTTAAGTATTTTGGAGAAGAAACAGTAATGCACACCAAAGACAAACTGGCCGACGCGCTGATGGGCATAGGCCTTATGGACATGAGCCTGAAGGCGCGCAGCGGCTACTACCACGACTTCCTGTCGCCGCTCGATACTCCGGAACTGCAGTTGGCGAGCGATCTGCTGCAGGCCGGAACGCCGGACGCGATAGCGTTGCGTCGGCGCGTCATCGACGGCGAGTTCGACGCCAACCTGGAAGAAAGCGAAGCGTGGGCCGCGTCACCCGAGGGGAAGGCGGCGATGGCGGAACTGACGAAGGGTCACAAGAAATGATCCTGTTCCGCGTCCGCTACATGGACAGCAAGCTCGCGCCGCATGTGTACTGCCGCGTCTTTGTCGCGACCGACGGCGGCACCTACGCCTCGACCGGCAACCTGACGATGGCCCACGCCGAGTTCGCGGTGTTTCGCAAATCGTTCGTCGCCGAGTTCGTCAAGGAAGATTCAGAGTGAAGAAACATGTACCGCTGACGTTGCAGGAAAACCGCGTGCGCGAGGGCGACTACGGCAGCGACGAAAGCTACGGCATGGCCGGGGCGTTCAGGCTGATGGGTCCGAGTGGTTCGCTATTGCTGGTGATGTCGAGCGGCATCGATCACGAGAACCAGTGGGAGCATGTCAGCGTCTCGTGCAAGGATCGACCGCCGTACTGGGAGGAGATGTGCCTCGTCAAAGATATTTTCTGGGGTGAGGATGAGATCGTGGTGCAGTACCACCCGCCCAAGTCTGAGTACGTCAACTTCCATCCATTCACGCCCCACATGTGGAAACCAATCGGCATGTCGATCCCGATGCCACCGAGCATGCTGGTTGGACCGAGGGGAAGTGGGCAGTGAATGGCTACCTTTAACGGCAGCGATGTCGATGCGGTGTTGAAGCTGGTGGCGTCGATGAGCGACGACCCCGACACCCAGCTTTCGATTCTCGCTCTGTCATTCGTGCTTGGCTGCAACGTCTGCGGTGTCTCCAAGGAGGGCGCGCTTGGAGTCGTCGCGCAGATATTTGATGCGGAGGCAAACGACCGATGACCCGCATCAACCACACGCTTTGCCCGTTCTGTTTTTACGAACACAACCGTTCGAGCGCGATCACCAGTGGTCAAGGTCCAGCCGTGGAGCCGATCATGCGGCCCGGCGACGTGACGATGTGCATCGCCTGCGGAGAGTTCAGCGTGATGGGGATCAGTGAAATGCTGCGCAAGCCGACCCGCACGGAGGCGAGGGACTTAAACAAGGATGGTGCCGTGAGGCACCTGCGGGGCGCGTGGCAGGCCTCCCGAGCCCGCAGTAGGTAAGGCAGCCTTCCCCAATGCCCAGGAAAAAGCGCCAGCCGAAGAAAAAAGCCGCCGCCACGGGGGCTGCCAGCGTGGCAGCCGTGGGCCGTGGTGAGGCGGCTAGGATTTGGCGTAGGGATATGACCATCGAGCTTGAAACGCTCATCAGCGAGGCTGATGCGACCTCGGCGAGGGCCGTCGATGCCGCCCTTCGGATCAGGGACTTGCTGGCGAAAAGACCGAAACTGTAACCCCAAGGGAGACTGCCCAATGATGCGCGCCCGATCTGAAGTCATCACGTTCAACCTGGACGACCTGGAAAAGGTCGTGCGCCACATGGCGCAGTCGCAAATTGCCGGATCGCTTTTCATCGGCAAGTTCGGTGAGCAGGCGGTGCGCTGGCTGCCCGACGGCGGCGTCGAGGTGATCACCACCTATGTGCAAGGGGAGTTCGATGACATACGGCCAACGCCGCAACTGCCGGACGATGAGCAACCGGCGCTCGCGACGCGGCGCGGCAGGCAGAAGCGGCGATGAAGCCCTCACCGCTGGAAAGCGCCACCGGCCCGCACTCAAGCCCCGTTACTGCCGAGGATCGTAAGCTGATTGGCACACCAGAGGATGCCGAAGCGAAACTGATCGACCTTTCCCGCCGCTGGCGAAAGATGCGCCAGCCCATGATGGGCACCGCGAAGGAAATCCGCTCAGCGGAATCGCTTGAGCGTGAGATTAGGTTCCAGCTTGCGAACGCTGCGCTGGGCTGGTTGTGGCACCAGGAGAACCCCGATGTGTCTGACGTTCCGTCAAGACCAGAAATCGCGCCTGCTATCGACCACGCCGAAGCATGGGATTTGGCGCACCACAGACAGGAAAATTCCAACTTGGCGCGGTGCTACATCGACCTCCGCGTGGCCGTCAAAGGTCTGCTGGAAGGCGACTCGATGGCCCGGCTTGAGAAAATAGACGCAAGCATTGCCGACAGCACCGTCAAGATCGGTGACAGCCAATGAGCGCCGATAAAAAGGCACCGTGAGTTAAGACTTCGCTGCCGAGGAATAGCGCGCTGTTTTTCGGGGTGTCGGCCAGCCGGAACTGTTGGGCCTTGTTGATCGGTTCCCAGCGAAGCGCAAAAAGAAAAGGCCCCGTGCGTGTCAGCATGGGGCCTTGCAAATGTCTGGTGGTGCTGGAGGAAACGGTGGCAGCGGCGGCACCTCGCTCTCGTTCACCCGAAAGGGAGGCGGTAGGTGGTGCTGCCGGTCGCGCCTGCGATCCAAAGCACGACAGCGATGACCACCAGCAACGCAACGATGGCCTGACCGAACTTCATCATCATCGGATCAGGAGTCCATCCCAGCCAGTCGCGGAGAATCCACAAAATCCCGTAGGCGACAAACAAAATCACCGCGATGTGCAGCAAAAGAAAAAGAAAGCTGACGAGAAGACTCATGCTATCCTCCTTGTTGGCAGGGCATTGTCAGGCAGGGCATGCAGCGGCTAATCGCGGCATGTCGCGGCAGGCAATTGAGAGGCGGGCTTCGGCCCGCCTCTTTATTTTGGTGACGGCGGATCAACTTGCTGCGGCATAGGATCGGTCATTGGCTCGATGAAGTCCGGCTCGCCGTCGTAGTTCGTGTCGGGGATGTTCTGGAACAGTAGCGCCTCGCTGGCGCGCCTTCGCACCAGACCGTCGAGCTTCTTGCCGCCACCCTTATTCCATTTATGAAATTCAACCGCCGCACCGTCGTAGTCGCCAGCGTTGAGCTTCTTGAGCAGCGTTGATTTCTGCAGGTTGCCTGCACCACAGTTGTAAACGAAGCTGACCATCGCATCGTATTGATATTGCGTCAGCGGCACCTTCACGAGCCGCTGCACCGCCGCCTCGTATTCCTTCATGTCCTCTCTGAACGCATCGTCGCAGTCCGCCATCGACCAGATGGTCGCCGACGAGAACTTGCGGCGGTCGCCCGATGTGTGGCCCCAACCGATGGTCAGCACTCCAGCCGGACACCTATAGGCCTGATAGCGGTCGGGGCCGATCCGCTTCATGCAGTTCTCGAAGTGCTTGATCAAATTTTCACCTGCCGCACTCAGTGTCAGGTCGCTGTTCATCCCTTTGTCCCGACCTGCGTTCCATTGACAAAAATCAAAACCTCGCCCT